GTCTGCTCCGCAGGACCCACCAGCTTCAGCGGGTTCTTAGAGGCAATCTCAGAGGCAGCAGTGCGGTTGATAGCCGACTGCTCAGCAAGCCGTCCCCATGTCCGGTCCCAGCCGTCCTGGCGGGGGCCAGGAGTGGCAGGCCTTGGGTAGGGTGCATCGAGGAGCTGAGGAAAGTTGGTGGTCGGCGTCCCGGGCGCCGCACCAGCAGCAAGGCCAGAGTCGGCACCAGTCTCGTAGTTCTCCTTGAAGTGGGACAGCATGTTCAGGTTCATCTTCGTGCCCTCAAGGAGGACGCGGTTGTCCATGGCCTGACCGATCTTCTTCAGGACATCGGGTGCAGTCTTGGCGAGATCAGCAGCAGCGTTAGAATCACCAGCGGCGAACCTCCAGAGCTGCTCCATGTTGTCGCGAGGAGTATCCTTGGCCAGCTTGGCGATGTCGTAGCGAGCCGGGTTGATCCGGCGACCGCGACCCCACATCGGGTGGCTTGCGATCTCCTCGACAGTCCGGCCGTCAGCCTTCATCCAATCGAATGCCTTCTGCATCGACGGAAGCTTGGACACCTCTTCGGGGGTCTGCTGCTTCATGACCAGGTCGAGAACGGGCCCGCGCGTGCGGGCCACACCAGCAGCACCCTTGACGACAGCGGCGTGTTCAGCAACCTGAGGAGCAAGCTGAACGGACCGGGCAGCCTTGACGGTCTTGGCGGTACCACCGACGATCGCACCCGTAGCCGGGTCGATCACGTTGAACATGAAGTCCAGAGAGCCGGAGCCGATGTTGTACTTCCAGTCGCTCTTGTCCCGCCAGAAGTCCGTGTCGTACACGAACCTGCTGACGTTTTGCTTCACCATGTTCTTCTCGTGCTGCGACAGGTTCTGGCCGTCGTCGCCGAAGTACTGAGAGATGTACGTAGGATCGCCAGTGGCGTTACGAACATCCTCGTAGTTGGTGAACGCCTGACCGGGCGAGATGTGCTCAGCCTTGTTGTAGTCCTGACTCCAACCGCTGAACAGGCCAGCGGTGTTGTCACCAAGATCCATGCGGGCAGAGTGGAGGAGCAGGGTCGAGATCGGCTGAGAGATCACGTTGGACATGACCCAGCGCAGGCCGGTAGCCGTCTTGTCGATCGGATACTCGACAGCCTTCTTAGCTATGCCCCAGCCGGGGATGTTGGACAGCCACGAGTCCGTCTTGCCAAGGGCGCCACCAACGGCGCCCATGAACCCACCACTGTCCTTCTGTGCCTGCTCCTGATCCTGCTTGTACTGGGTCTGGGTGCCCAGCAGGTTCGTGGGGACCGTCCCGGCAGTGACGGCAAGGTTCGGGTCAGAGTAGAGAGCCTGCCCCGCGTCCCTCATGCTTGTGTCCCACCACCGGCTCATAGTCACCTCACATAGTTTGTGCTTGGATCTGCCTCACGAGATTGCGGGCAGCATCTGAATTACCGCTGTCGGCCATGTACATCAGGGCCGGAAGGTAGGCTTTCAGCTTGTCCATCTGCCCGCTGGGCTGAGTGGACGAAAGCACCTCGGGTCCAGCGCCCGCCCCAGAGGCGGCGCCATCGGTGACCGGAACGTCAGGCTGGGTCGTGTCCTCGCCAAGGCCGGTGACGTTAGCGCCAGCCCCACCGAACATCGACTGAAGATCCGGAGCAGGCGCTGAAGGCGCCTGACTCTGGAGTCCCTGCTGATCCGCTTGATACTGAGCTTGCTCGCCGTAGCCAGCATTGGGGAGGTCACGGTTGGCCTCCGATACAGCCTTGTCAGTTCTCTGCGAGAACTTGCCAGGGCCAGGGGTTGGTGTCCCCATGACCTCTCCCTTCGCTTACTTGGGCATGTGCTTGTCGGTACCGCGCATAACCTGCTGCGGGTCGAACGTGCCAGTCTCGACAGGACCGTGAGACTTCCAGTCGCCACCTGCGGCAACGACTTCCTTCTGCGAGTCGACACGGCCATCGTTGTAGTTGACGTCCTGAACGGTGAAGCTCAGCTCCGGGGGAGTGAGCGCAGAACCCTTCTCGGACTGCCAGACCCCTTCGGGTCCGTGGTCTCCAGCCCAGAGGGCACCCTTGAGATCGCCCTCAAGCCCGCTGGACGAATTGACCTGGTGGTACGAAGTGCTACCAGTGACGGTCATCTATCCTCCTATGATGTGAATAAGGAACCAGGCGGAAAAGGCGAGCCAAGATACGGTGAAGACCGCCTTGCCTGTCTTGGTGTTGGTGTGGAACCAAGCACGGGTTCGTTCAGACAGCGTATCGCCGTTCTTTCTGTTGAAGATCCCGTACGTTTCGTACGCGGCACCAGCCGCGAAGAGCATGCCCCAGGCTACGTCGGGGCTCATGCGATCGGACTCTGTCGACGAGTCTGGACCGAGGCTGTAGCCTGGCCGCCAGACGTGAGGCCAGCGAGCATGCGTTGCATGTCCATGCCTCCTACTTGCGCCGCTGGTCCACCGCCGCCAGGAGCCTGACCGGGTCCAGGGCCTTGTCCAGGTCCCTGAGGTCCTCCGCCACCTCCAGCCAGAGCCGCAGCCATTGCATCTTGTGGCGAGCCTGCTCCAGCAGGCTGCTCCTTCGGAGTGAAGACCTTAAGTACGGCATCATGTACCGACTCGCCCTTCTCGCGTAGTTCAATGAGCTTAGCCATCTTGGACAGCGCATCAACCGGATCAGCTTGACCCTGAAGAGCCATCTGAGGAATGGCCTGCGCATAGCCCATCATCCCCTGCTTCAGCGCATCGGTGAACTGTTCGTTGTCGATCTGTGTCTGCATCTGGACGACGTCGATCCCCATCGGAAGTTGACGTTGAAAGAAGTCCCGCGATATGAGCTGGTCACCGCGAAGCTGAAGTAGACCCACAATGGCACGAGCGGGGTCCTGGCCCGCAGCAAAACCGTACGTGACATCGACGGTGTAGTTTCCCGCAATGTCCTTACTCGGAATATAGGTTTCCTCGAACGGGGTACCCTGAGCTGTTCCACGGATCACCTTCTTCTCGGAGGGCCAGAGAGCCTGGTCCATCTCGAAGGCCAGCATGATGGCATGACGGAGAGTCTCGCCGATGACGGTCTGACCTGTGGTCACGACGGTGTTGAAGCCGCCCATAAGGGCCTGTACGCCCTTGCCGGTGATGATGCTAGCGTCCAGGTTACCCGAGCGGACTTCGGGGCTTCTCGTGCCAGTGCGGAGCTCCTGCTCCAGTACCTGGCCCTCCTGGAAGGCGGCCTGCGGTACGTCGATGCCGACTCGACGGATCTTGTCGGGAGAGTCCGTTCGGATGACTGCGTCATCTCCGAACGTCATCTTCTGGACATCGCGGGGGACAGCCAGCGGGGCGCGCACAGTCTTCTCTGTGGCTTCGAGACCAAGCAGGGCCATGCGCGCCTTAGCGAGCTGGACCCAGATGGCATCGTCGTACGCACCGCGAGTCTCGTTGTCGTAGCCGGGACGGTGGCCGACGGCGATGAAGATCTTGCCCATCGGGTTGGGCATCTGGTCGATGACGCGGTTGCCATGGTTGGGCATGTACATCAGGATCGTGTCAGCGTCAACGTACTTGACAACCTCGATCTCACGCTCTGCCCAGCCGAGGTCGGTCTCCCCGACCGCGTTCGTCTGGAGATGCCGGATCAGCTCGGGGAACTTGGAGGCCAAGTGGATGGCTTCCTCCCGCCACACCTTGGTGTAGCTCTTGAGCCGACCGAACATGTCACAGTCCGGATAGACGCCCATCGGGTTCTCGACCCGGATGTGAGGACGCTTCTCCTCGAAGTCCGGCTCGACCGAGTAGATCGCTAGACCGTACGTGGTGTAGTGATCGGCAAGCTCAACCTGACGCCCGGCCGGAAGGCCGGACGACTGGAGGTAGTAGTTCGCGATCTTGGTCTTCTTGCCACCGAACTTCTTGGCCTTGTCGGTGGTGGTGATACCAGTCGTGCTGTTCACGCTGGGCATCGTGCCCATGACCTCTGCAAGGTCACGAGCGCTGGTGTCGATCAGGTTCGCCACGATCGGCTTAGGCCAGGCTTCAGGCATGGAGCCCGGGATGACGGTATCGATGTCACCTGACCGGACGTCGTGGACGTCTCGGTGCCTCTGGTCACGATCAGCGGCAGCACGGCGTAGTGCCTCGACACGGTTAAAGATGCTTTCGAGACTAGCCATGTCACCTCCTTAGATCACTTGGGCGGAGCCACCTTGAGCAGCTTCCACGTGAGAGGACCGAGATGCCCATCGGCATCTCCGGCCAGTTCCTTATGGTTGGACTGGAACCACTGGATCCCCTTACGGTCGCCCGGCCCAAAGACCGGCGACGGTCCAACCTTGTATCCCTTGTAGCCAGCCCGAACCAGGGCCTTGCCCAGCTCGGTCACGAGCTTCGAGGTCCGGCCGTAGAAGAAGTACTTGTCGCCAGGGAAGGCCGCGTAGTGAGGAGCAGGGACAGGTGCGGGCTTAGCCCCGAAGATATTGCCCATCGGGCCCGGATCAACGTGAGAGTTTCCGGGTACCTGGTTGTGGCCGTAGTGGCCGCCCTTGCCCTGCCAGGTCAGTTCGGAGACAGTGTCGCGAGTGAAGCCGGTAGGCTCACCGCCAGGCCAGACATCCGGGATTCCGAGCGAGCGAAGCCACGCCATGATCTGGGGAAGAGGCTTCATCGGTGTCTCGGCAAGCGTGTGGTACACCTTGCCATTCACGGTCTCACCTGCGGTGAAGACCCACTCGATCTGAATGTTGTACTTGCCGGTGCGGTTGGTCCGCACTGCCCCATCGTTCTGGAGCGAGAGGCTGCGGGAGTCGGCGGGGAAGAACTGGGCAATCTGACCAGTGAAGGGATCGGCAAGGATGTGGGGTGCCACGTCGGCGCCACCACCGGTGAACCAGCCGTACTCGTTGGTGAACGTCCAGTCCTTCGAGTTCGAAGTGATGTGGTGAGTAGCCCGTGCCGGTCCTCCTGACATCGCACCGTGGTTCCCCAGGTCATGCCTAGAAGCTCCAGGCATCCAAAGGTCTACCATGACTTAGTACCCTCCTTGGGTCAGTTCCAGAACTCTCCACCGCCGCCGTAAGCGGCGGTCTGCGAGAGGTAATCCAGATCTATCGTTGTCTGCTTCTCGCGGTCGCGAGGAGACTGGTACTCGTTGCTGAGATGGAACACAGACTCGATGTCATTGACGATCTCGCGCGCCCGGGTCTCAGCGAACCACAGCGCCATAACCGTGTCCTGTTTGGCCTTGGACTGTGGGAACCATGTGGTGAGCTGCTCGACGAGGGACTTAACGCCCTCCTGCTGCGAGCGACTGGGAAGCCTGATGAGACCTCGGTCCTCGAGCGCGCCGTCGAACAGCATGGACATAGAGGCCACACCGAAGTCGATGTCGTTCTTGTTGGCCCCGGTGAAGTGTTCCTTTAGGATCGTGCCACGGCTGCCGAGGAAGTTCCTGAGGTCACGGTTCTGCGTGACCATCAGGTTCATCGCGTTCTTCTCGATGACCCACTCGTGCATGTGGTACTTGACGGTCCAGTCCTTCAGCTTATCGAAGAGGTCGTCCGGCTTCTGGTTGGGGGCTGTCCATACGTCGAGGACGTACCGCATACCTGACATTCGATCGACACCGAGCACGACGGCGGCAGCATGTCCGGTGATGGCAGGGTCGAAACCCCCGACCACGTAAAGCCCATCCATTCCATGTGCGCGATGGCCGGGCGCCCCGGGTGACATGAGGCCTGCGGCACGCATCCCATCGATGCTCGCAGCAACCTTGTTGGCTGGGAAGATCGCATCCTCGACCACCTGTTCTTGCTGGTAGACCATCTTCCAGTTCTGGGCCGAGCTGGTGGCTCGGCGCCTAGCTAGGGCCTTGCCTGAGTGCCAGGGGAAGAGTCCGTCCGGCCCTGCCTCCACCAGTCGTCTTGCTCCGAGCGAGACCGGGGGTCGGTTGGTCCAGGGTGCGAGAACAGTCCAGTCGTCGGGTGACTCTGCAAACTCAAGTACAGCGGGCTGAGTGAGGTACGTCCAAGGAGACTCTTCATCCTGACCGTACCACTCTGGCTTCTGGATCTCGGAGTAGAGCTCAACAGGAGCAAGGCGCGTTCCCACCAGTAGAAGGGTGCCCCCGGGATAGCTGAGTCGGTTGATGACCTCCCGCTGGATCCAGTCGATCTGCTTCTCGAACTCATGAGCGTTCTTACCCGTCACTGTGTCGTCGAGGATGATGAGGTCAGCACGGTTGCCGTAGATCTGACCGGTCATGCCCAGGGCCTGCACGGTAGGCGTCGCCTCGCCAGAGTCTCGGGCTTCCGCGTTCACGTAGATACTGTCAGCGGTCCAGGATGCCGAGTTGGCATCGAAGCCACCGTCCGGAGCGAAGTCGGCCTGGAGCTTGCGGTACGACGGGTTCACCCCCGCCAGGCGATCCTTGATCGCTCTGAGGAACCGCTTGGCCATCTCCTGAGTCTGGGACACGATGATCACTCGGATGTTCGGATCCTGGCAAACTCGGTACGTAACGTAGTTCACGGTGATCGTCGTGCTCTTCGCATGCTCGGGCGGTGTGTTCACGATGAGCATTCCAGGATCACCCTGTTTGAACACCTGGTTCTCATGAAGGTTACGAGGGGGACGTCCCTCAAGGACGTCGTACCACTGGAGCTGGTGGTTGAACAGCTTGGTGTCCAGGTATTTCTCGCAGAACTCGGGGAAGTCAGGGAGTTCAATTTTGCCAACGGATGAGTCTGCCGACTCCATGAGACTCAGTCGCTTGTAGTCCTCACGAAACTGCTTGTCAGACTCCTTGTAGTACTGGACAGCTTGTTTGGTGATGCCAAGGTCCGACAGGGCCTTGGCCAACGGGATCCCTTTCCTCAGGTAAGTGAGGATCGTGTCCTTCTTCTCCCGAGTGGTCCTGTTAACTGGTCTAGCCACTTGACTCCCCTTTGGACTGGTGCTTGACTGTTACGGCCCCCTCCCTGGGGGTCGGTGTCCTGGAGCGGGGGAGGTTCCGGGAACGGATGAGTACCAGGGTAGGCAGGGCCCTCAAGGGCCTGCCCTCGTCCTTAAGACTGTAGGCGCCTGTTCCAGCCTCCCTGTGGGTCGGCTGGTTGCGCATCCTCTTGCTTGCTTGTTCAGCGAACCGCTTCGCAGGTTCAACCTGTACTTATAGTATGAGGGCTTTCATGGGCCTCCCGAAAGGACATCTTGCCAAACCTTTACCAAACTACTTCGGAGGGTAACCATAGACCGGGGTCTTGGTGTACACAGAGTGACATCCAGTCCTCCTGTCCCCGTCAAGTTTTATGACAAAATTGTATGGGGTCTCACACAACCAGTGTCCGCTCCCAGTTAAAACCCCCGGGTCCGGTTCCTCCCGCTGCGTACACAGATGTGCCTCGATGTCCGATGTGCCCCACCGTGAGGGATGTGTGGTGCTACGCCCTGGTTCGCGGTGTCCACTGTGTCCGACTCTGTGCCGATGTGAGGTGACATGGGCCGAACTGTGTGTATGTGTACGATAATCAGCCATGATGGCCTGATTGTGCACGATTGAGCGCGATTGCCCTGGTTTGTGGAGGGGGACTATGTCCTGACATGCTGACAAGGAGGCAATGGATAGCGTCAGTGTGACGATAAGGGGATGTCACCTGCCAGAGTGGTGACGCTAGTGCATTGGTGCTCATATGAGCAGGCCATTACTCCGACGAGCAGCCTCACGTGATCAGCAGAGGGAACACGCGCGCAGGTACCTACGCGTAGAAGGCCGTTCTTTGCAGCGAACGGCAAACCAAGAACGGACATTAGTGGACGTTCTACCCCAGCTCTGTAGCAATGTTTGTACTGTTGTCCCTTGCAGCTATCCGATGTGTCCGTTCTGCCCTGCTTCCCCCGCCTATGGGCAGCGCTACGGCGCTGACCTGCACCGATGAACCAGTTCCATGATTCTTCTACGGAATCAGGCGTTTGCTCGGGGTGCAGCACAAGCAAACAGCAGATGTTCACAAGGGCTCTGACCTGCGATGCTTGACGAGATTCGAGCAAACGGCCAATGTTCTCGTTGTCAGCACAACGGCCCGCCGGAACGGGGGCCGGAGACTGACAGGGAGGCCAGCAAGGCTCCCGAGTGGCAAGCGCCGTCCAGTCTGTGACTGGAAGCCCACAGCGTCTGACGCAAAGTGCGGACTGTCGCCCGAGAGGG